TGGACAGCGGATGGGAAGCGCTGAAAGGCGCAGCGTCAAGCGCCGTAGAAGCGCTGCCGGATGCATTGTCTTCCGGCTGGGAACTGCTGAAAACCGGAATTTCCGCCGTAGGAGACACCCTTGGACCATTACTGGACAGCGGATGGACGGCGCTGAAAGATGCAGCCGGTCCGATCTTATCCGAAATGCCGGGCGCTGTAAGCGAGAAAATCACGGCTGTAAAAGACAAGATCACAGAAATTGGCGGAACAGTAGGAACGCTGCTGGACAGCGGATGGACGGCACTGAAAGATGCAGCCGGTCCGATCTTATCCGAAATGCCGGGTATTGTAAGCGAAAAAATCACAGCCGTAAAGGACACGATCAGTGAAATTGGAGGCGGACTTGGCACACTGCTTGACGATGGTTGGACGCTGCTGAAATCGGCAGCAGAAAGCGCGGCAGGAGCGGTACAGACTGCATGGGAAGGCGTGAAAGACTTTTTCGGCGGAATCTGGGATGCGATAACGGGCGGGTCTTCTGATAGTTCGGACGACATGAATACAGAAGTTACGAACAATTTCAACGCAGCTGCTGAAAATGCAAATACTGCATGGAATGGAATGCAAACAACAGTGGGGTCAGCAACAACAACTATGGGCACGGATGTGCAAACATCAATGTCAGAAATGAAAGATGCTGTTGTTGAAAACATGGATGCGGCGAAAGAAAAAACCGATACAACAATGACAGCTATGGTTACTACAACAACCCAGAAACTGACATTGATGAAAACGGCATTCATACAGTTCGGAACAGCTGTAAAAACTGCAACGCAGACAACGGCAACGCTTGCAAATGCAAAGACAAGCGCCGGAATGACAACAGCAAAAGCCACAGTTACTTCCGGTCTGGCAACAATCAGAAGCAGCTTTAGTTCAGCAGGTTCTGCGATCACAAGCAGCATTTCCGGTTCAATGTCTGGTGTACGTTCTGCTTTTGCGTCCGGTATGTCAAGCGCGGTTGGAACAGTTACTTCCGGTCTGACAAGCATTAAAAGTGCTTTTGCGAATACGCATTTGAGCTTGCCACAGACGCACATTGCAGTGCCGCATTTCAGCATTTCCGGGAGCTTGTCAATAAACCCGCCGTCTACGCCGAGTGTATCGGTAAGCTGGTACAAAAACGGTGGTATCTTATCCGGTGCAACCATTTTTGGACAGCAGGGAGATAACCTGCTCGGAGGTGGAGAAGCAGGAAAAGAAGCTGTGCTGCCGTTGTCGGAATTGTGGGACAACATGAAGCGTATTTTTACGCAGGCATTATCAAGCCAGAATACAGCACAGCCTGCGCTTGCAGGGACATACGGGACAATACCGGATGCACAGCAGGTGTATAACACGTACTACAACAATACCACGCAGGCACCAGAGGTAACAGCACCACAGGTAACAGCAAAAGCACAGCAGGCAGGCAGTAACGGCGGCACAAAGACAATAAATCTGAATGTCACGAACAGCCCGACAATCATCACAAGCGGAAACAATGATGATTTGGAACAGCAGCTGGAGAAAAACAACGAAGCACTTGTGGCACGTATCAAGCGAGAACTGAAAGAACAGGAGGAAGACGAAGATAGAACAGCCTATTAAAATTTACACTACTGTTTCCGGCGATACGTGGGACAAAATCGCAGCAAAAATGATGGACAATGTGTATAACACAGATTTGCTGATACAGGCAAATATGGAATACGCAGACGTATATGTATTTTCTGCCGGAATAGATTTGATTATTCCGGCAGAGGATGAAGAAAGCGAAAGCGAGGACAGCGGATTGCCGCCGTGGAAACAGATTAACTATGATGAACTGGAAGAAGTAGAACCAGAAGAAGATTAAGGAGGGACAGGACATGGCAGATAATACAATAGCGCGGCGGGCTTCCGTGCAGCTGTACATTAACAACGTGAAAGCGCCGGACGATGTAAACAGTCATGTTCTGTCTGTTCAATACACAGACAGCAAAGAAAAAAATTCAGATGATCTGCAAGTGACAATGGACAACCGGGAAAAAAACTGGCTGGGAAATTGGATTGAAATATACCCGACAACACAGAAAAAAGTCACGACAACAAAAACAGTGTCCTATAAGGTGAAAAAAGGGGACACGATAAAAAGCATTGCCAAAAAGTATCTTGGAAGCGAAAGCAAATACACAGAGATTGCAAAGCTGAATAAGCTGAAAAAACCAACATTGATACATGTTGGACAGGTCCTGAAAATAAAGCAGACAAAGACAACAACAAAAACAGTGACGGGAAAAAACACGGGGCCAAAGACGCTGCGGGCAGTGATTACGCAGCAGAACTGGGAAGATAACGGGAAAACAGAAAGCCTTGATTTCGGAATTTTCGATATTGACACAGTGGAAGTGAAGGGGCCGCCGTCAGTTCTGACATTAAAAGCGGCTGCAATTTCGTACAGCAACCCGTCTTCACAGAAAAAAAGGTCACGTGCTTGGAACAACGTGCATCTGAAAGATATTGCAGCAAAGATAGCGAAAGAAGACGGATGCGTTCTGATGTACAGCACAACAAAGAACCCGTTTTATAAGCGGAAGGAACAGGCAAAAAAAACAAATGTAAAATTTCTGGAAGCAGTTGCGAAATCAGCCGGGTTGACTGTGAAACGTGCAGCAAAGCTGATCGTGATTTTCGATGCACAGGAGTTTGGGAAAAAAGACCCGATTAAAACCATAAAGTATGGTGATAAGAATATTCTGGACTACAGCATTAAAAGCAGCTTGAAAGATAAGGTGTACACAAAAGCTACTGTATCGTACAAGTCCGGGAAAAGCTACAAAAAATACACTTACACACTTTCCGGGGTTACGGAGGGCAAAACACTTTCCGTAAAGAAGAAAGTGAACACATTGACAGAAGCAAAAACACTGGCAAAAAAGGAACTGGAAAAGGCGAACGCACAGCAATTCACAGGGACGATCACGCTGGTTGGAAATATAAAATTTATCGCAGGAAACACAGTTACTTTGAGCGGCTTCGAAAGTTTTGACAAAAAATATATGATAACAAAAGCAACGCACAAAGTAACTGGAGGATATACAACAACGATAGAGATCGAACAGGTTATAACGTAAGGGGTGATGCAGAAATGGCAAGAAAAAGTAATGATGATGATATTGATGATCTGGAATCAATCATGCGGATTGGAACGGTAATAAAAGTGAAAAAGAGTGAGAGAAAAGCACAGGTGCGGTTCGAAGAATTTGACAACATGAAATCTGGATGGCTTGACATTCTGTATCAAGATACACCGTGGCTGCCGGATGTGAAAGACACAGTAATGTGCCTGTATATGCCGCAGTCTGACGGGGACGGTTACATAATAGGGAGGTTGTGACAATGGCAACCAGCAATAAAACGGCGAAAGCAAAAGCAGCGGCAGCAAGCAAGACAAAGGCCACAACGGCAACCTATACTGTTAAAAAAGGCGATACGCTGACGGCGATTGCAAAAAAATACAAAACAACGGTAAGCAATCTTGCAAAGTTGAACAACATTAAGAACGTGAATCTTATTTATGTAAACCAAAAACTGAAAGTACCAAAGCAGACAACAAAGAAAGCAGAAACGGCATCAAAGAAAAAAGCAAGTACAAAGAAGAATACAACGGCAGCGGCAAAAAATACAACAACAACGACAAAAAAGACCACAGTAGCAACGACAAAAAAAGAAACATACACGCCAAAAGCGGGGAAAATAGGAACGTTTGGTGATCTGGTATTTACAGTATCAGACGAAACGGTGCAGACTTTCAATAATATGGAATGGACGCAGACGGCAGAATATGCCACACACAACAGGCATCTACAAAGAGACATAGTAGAATTTCTGGGGATGCAGCCGGACCAGATAGCTTTTGAAGTGACATTTTCAATTTTTCTGGGAGTGAAACCGTGGACCATGCTGGAAAAGCTGAAAGCAATGATACAAAAAGGAACAGCGGAAGTGCTGACGATCGGTGGGAAAGTATATGGTACATATAAA